GCAGGCAGTAGAAAACACGCACCACTCCTTTGCGGGCTTCGAACCAGACATACTAAAAACCGAGTCCCGTCTAACTAGCCTGGGTTTCACCACGGCGGAAACTGCTAGCTCGCTGGGCACGCTGACGGTATCCACCAAAAACCCCGCCAAGGCCATGTCAGAGATGGGCATAGCTGCCGACCTAGCCCGTTACAAGAACATCTCCTTGGCGGGAGCGAGCGAAATTCTAGCCAAAGTAAACGCTGGCTCACTACGCCCCTTGACGCAGCTAGGCATTCAGCTAGACATCGGATCGCTGAAGCTAACCGCGCAGGTGAAGGCCACGGAAGCGGTGACAAAGGCAAAGAAGGACCTGAAGGTCGCGGAAGAAGGTATGGCCGCCGCCGTTAAGAAGGGATCGGAAGAACACGCTGCCGCAGAGGCCAAGGTAACTGCCGCTGACGAAGCGCTCAAGAACGCACAGCAGACTCTTAGATCGGACTCGGAAGGGCTGGCGTCGGCCCAGGAAGGACTGAAGACGGCACAAAACGCAGTGACCGAAGCCGCCCAGAAACAGAAGACGGCCATCAAGGAAGCCGCTGCCGCGCTTAAGTCCGCCGAAGAAGCGGCAAGGGAAACTGCCGAACAAGGTGCCAAAGGGGTCGAAGGCGCCAAGAAGAACCTGTCTAACCTGGAAAAGGAACGCTCGAAGGAATCTAACGAAGCTGCGATCAAAACGATCGAAGGCGAAGAAAAGGTCCTGGAAGCGACCAAGACGGCAGCATCCGAAGGCGCCTTGGTGCAACTGCGTGAAAAGAAGGCCACCCTGGAAGCATCCGACAAGGGGATGGAAGCGCAGAAGAAGGAGCAAGCGCTGCAGGAAGCTCAGAAGGGAATAAGCGAAGCTGAAGCGAGCGCGCATAAGAACAACAAGACTGCTATCTCGGGGGTGGCAAAGGCGCACGACGCGCTGCACAGGGCGCAGCTGGAATCATTGTCGAGCAGCAAGGAAAATGTGGCCGCCGCGCACGCGGTTACGCAAGCCCAGCGCGGGGTCTCTGCTGCAGAGACGAAGCTCACCAAAGATCAGGACGCTGCGGCCAGAGCGTCCGCAACGTTGGCTCAGGCGCAGACCGCTGCAGCAAAATCTTCTGCAGCCGTCGTAGCGGCTCAAGCCAAGTTGACAGCTGCGCACGAAAAGGTATCGGAAGCTGAAAAGACCCTGCAGAAGGACCAGACTTCAACGGGCAAGGTCATGGAAGCCCTGAAGCAGAAGATAGGAGGGACAGCTACCGCCTTCGGGCAAACGCTCGCAGGCCAGACGGATATCGCCAAAGCCAAGCTGAACGAAGTCATGGTGACTATCGGACAGCGACTGACGCCCGTGCTATTGGCGCTGATCAGCGTTGCCAAGGGGCTCGGGGCCGTGCTTGCGCCAGTGTGGCAAGCGTTCGTGTCTGGGATCCAGTGGGTGGCGCGAGCCGCAGCCAACCTGGACGTGGCCTGGGAAAGCAATTGGCACGGCATACGGTCCACGACCGAAACGGTGACTAAAACCGTCGCGTCCATCATCACCTTCGAGTTCAAAGCAGTACTAGCGACGCTCACCTTCCTGTGGAAAGCCGTAGTGTTCGTGTTCTACGGGGCCTGGGCAGACATAGCGAAAATAGTGTCAGATGGCGTAGGCAAAGTAGTCAAATTTGTCACTTCCCTACCGGGTAAGATAATCAGCGCGCTATCCGGGCTCGTCAAATACATGAAGAATCTCGGAGCCGAAATGATCCAAGCCCTGGTAGAAGGCATAACCAGCGCGCCGAGCGCCGTCGTCAAAGCAGTAGAAAAACTCATTCCAGGCGGAAGTGCCATAGGGGAAGTCGCCAAAGCGATAGGGCTCGCCAAGGGCGGAATAGTTACAAAACCAACACTCGCGGTAGTTGGCGAGGCCGGCCCTGAGGCGATCGTGCCGCTGAGTGGCGGCATTGCCACAGCTCCCGACGGAATACAGCCCCTCAGGCCAGCTACTGCGACCTCCGCCGCGTCTGGCGCGACAGGAAAGGGAGGGCTCAACATCGGCTCCATCAGCCTTTACGGGCCCCAAATGAGTCCGGGGCAGATGACGCAAGCACTGTATTTGGAGCTCCGTCCACTGCTGCAAGGGGCCTAGGTTGTTCCCCTCCCCAGGAATCGAACCACCCACTCTTCAGGATTTTCAGTTCCAATATAAAGGGCTAGTGTTCGGTGCAGACACTCCTATTGGAGTGCTGAATATCGAGGGCCTCGATCTAGCTGAAATACGTAGTGGAGACGCCAACTGGCCTCGCGATCACGGACAGGCTCGAGGTCTAGACCTTTATGGAGGTCGCGACGTCATCTTTGATTTGTGGATGAAGACGGACGGCACCTCTCTGCAGCAGTCGCAGCTGGAATTGGCAGCCGCCACAGTCGTACTCCCCAATGAAGAGCCTCCGCTGTGGTTTCAGCTTCCTAACCTACCGGTGCTGTGCATCATGTGCCGGCCTCGCAAGCGGCCGATGAAGATCGACTCGGACTACGCCGCTGGGCAGATAGGCCAGCCTGAATTGGTTTTGCATGCAACGGACCCGCGGATTTACGGCGCGGGTCAAGCGACTACGATCGCGCCTAATTTCCCGGCTACGTCCGCGGTCCTTGACAACACCGGGAATACCGAGATGCGTCCAGTGATTGTTTTTAACGGTCCGCTGGCGAGACCAAAGGCTGCCAGTCAGGCTATCGCGGGAGAACCCTTTCTACAGGTTCGCCCCAACCCAACCGGTGTAGAAGAAACAGAAGAAACAGAAGCTTTGCGGCGCGAAAAAGAACTCAAAGAAATCCGATCCAAATGGGAAGAAGAATCAAAGAAACTAGAAGAAGAAGCCGAGGAAGCGATCGAAGAACACGAATCCGTACGCGGAGAAAAACTCAGAAAAGAAGCGAAAGAAGCACGAGAAAACGGCAAGCTTGAAGAAAAGGGTGCGGAAGAAACCGCTAGGACTGAAGTAGAAGCAGAAAAAGCAGCCAAACCCGCAAAGGAAGCAGAAGAAGAACTAGAAGAAGAAGAAGGCACTCGCCCCACCGTGATGTCCGGAGACCAGTTGCTACTGGACCTTGGTACGCCTCACCTGGTCCTATATTACGAAGGCGGTATCGAAAGCGGCAAAGAACCGACGAACGTGTCCAGGTGGCTTACGCCGGCCTCTACCTGGTGGGATCTGATTCCCGATAGCAACACGATCGAGTTTTCCTCGATAGATAACAAAGACACGGGCGGCACCGCTACGGTGCAGTGGGCACCAGCCCGCCAGCTCTGATGCCTGTACCTCAAGGTGTGGACCACCAGATAACTTACAAGTTCACAGACCTGTTTCGCTTCCGCACAATTGCCGAGCTTCCGGTCCAGGGCGCAACCTTCAGCAAGGTCCTATGTGGCTCTGGTCCGTGGCAAGGAACACTGAACATAGAGGACAGGGGCATACAACGCACTGACTGGCAAAAAGCTACCGAAATATATAAGACGGCCCTATGGGTGGACATCGACGGTGCGCTCCTATATGGGGGCATAACAACCGGAAGCAAATACCAAATGAGCACTGGTCAGGTAAAGCTGTCGGGCTCAGATTTTTGTTTGTACACATCGCAACGGTTGCAGGCTCAGGGTTATGGTGCGTACACAGACCCTGAAGGCAGGAAATGGGCCAGTAATCCCGGTGCCCCCGCTTTGCGTATAGCTTACTACTTGCTTAAGCAGGCTTTCGAAAAGAAACACTCCATACCACTGAACGTCGTCGCATCTGGGGGCACTCCCAGCGAGGACCTTTGGATTACCTTCGCCGCTCCAGAAGCTCAACATCAGACCTTGGCTTCGATGCTCAGCCAGCTACAGGAACTCGGGTATATGGTCGGCATTGACTACGCCTGCGACGTCCAATATGTAGCAGGAGTCCCTTCGGCCACCATTACGTTGTCTTATCCTCGCCGCGGCAGTGTAGCCCGTGCTGACCTCAAGGTGATAGATGTAACGAATGTACTTGAGTTTGAGTACGACGAAGACGGCACGCAGCTTGCTAACGAAATAGTCGAGGTGGCAGGAGCTACCACCGATCGGTCAAGCGAAGGGGAGTTTCCTCCAGCCGTGAGTGCCGGCTTCCCACTGCTCGAGGCTTCCGTGTCGCACTCGGCGTTGGCGCCGACCGAAACATCTTCCGCAGCAGTTCTGGAAGCATACCTGTCCGGCGACCTATCTATCCGGGCTTACCCAATGACCACCGCCGTAGTGACGCTTCCCCTTTTCGGAAGCCCATCCATTTTCGAAGTCGAAGTCGGAGATGACGTGCTACTGCGTGTCCCTAACGGTGCCGGAAGGTTGCCGCCCAATAATCCGCGGTTTCCTCAAGGCTTGGAGTTCATCTTCCGTATCACGCGAATCGATGTGACTGTCCCCGACGGGGGCATCCCGACGATGGCGCTAACGTTGAATATGCCACCAACCTCCGAGCCTGTTGAGCCGCCGGTGACAGAAACCGAAGGCTCCGGCAAACCAGAAGAATGGGAAAAAGAAGCTGAAGAAGAAGCGGAAACGGAAGCCGAAGGGGAAGTACTGGAATCTGAAACAAACGCCCTCGAAGCTGAAGAAGACGCG